ACACCTAGACGCGCGTACCACGTTCCTGTAGGACGGTCTTTTTCCGTCCTGATACAGAATGGCAGCAATCGCAATGGTTGCGAAAACCACACTCTGAACAGGAAACGTAAGTGCGTTACCCATACCGGCGAACTTCGCAATAGCTCGAGGGGAATCATCTCCCTCTTGCACATGCGTCGATCTACACTCTAATGCAGCAGCTAAGAAGCCGCTGCACTTCTGGAAGACATGCTTAACCAGTTCAAGGCTAAGCAGGTCACTCGCAGAAGAAAGGTCGAGTGTAGACCACTCTCCGGTACGGGAGCCTTCCAGGGCCAGTTTTTGATTGGCTGACTGGTCGGTAAGTGCTAAACAGTTGTTCAACACACGACACTTGACAATTGCGTCTCGTAATCGTGTGTTAAGCCCTTGTTGAATAAACATACTCATCACGGGCTCAACTGTAATCGTGCGCCTAGAGGTTGAATTCTTGGCGACCGAAATAAGCTTAGCACTGCGTCTAGAGAAATACTCTCGTTCGGGTATGTCAGGTAAGGTATAACAGTTTTCCTCAGTCCGCAAGGACGAAAGGAAGCAGTCATACCCATACTTTTCAACGTCGATCTCATAAAGAGATTGAAGAGCGAATGCCCATTTCTGGTTATTCGCTACCCGTTCTTGAGTCGCCCCTGGACCGTGTTTGCAGTCGATTTCACGAAGGTCTGCGTTCTGCAGATCTAAGAGAAGGAATCTGCAAACATCTTTGAGGAAGTGACCACGTGTGTCAGGTATAACCCTGAGCACGCGGTCCTCTGTCTCAAAAAAGTTCGCTACGGCAATCTTGTGTAGTTTATCCACACGAGTAGTGTCGCAGCTAGCTTTCTTAAACATTCTAAGTACCTCTCGCAGGCACTTGATGGATCCAAGATCAGGATCCTGTTTAAGATGTCCAGTTATAGCATCGAACACATCACACAGCAAACCCGAAAAAAGTCTCGGGATCGCTCCTGATCGGATTCTTCTGAATCCGGTCGGGCAGGTGAAACGACCTTTTGTGAGGCCCTCATCAAGAGCATCACATAGAGTCGAAAGGGCAACAGAAAGAAAACTGTAGCCCTCGTGTTCAAAGCGTGCCTCGATCGTAAGTAAATCACGATCGAGTCCTTTCACATGAGGCACTAGCCTCTTCACGTCAGTGAAGAGGTGTGTGAGGAGCACAATCGGACTTTTCATGGTCTACCAC